ATCCTCGATCGGAACGCACAGTTCAGTCCCTGCGCGGGTGGACAGCCCGCCATGGTAATCTACGAAGAAGTTCCGCGCTAATTTAACGCCGAGTTCATACTTCGTGAGATCGGTTCGGCCAAGGAAGCTTTCGCTCAGCTCCCCGGCGATGAACGCGTAGGTAGGCTTTTGGTACATAGGCATTACGCACCTATCGCGGAAAGGATTGCGTAGGGCCAGACGAAGCGGGTGGTTACGGGTAGGGTTTCATACCCTCGGGCCTCGTGCCAGGAAGCGAGTTGTTCGAAGTTGTCATCGCTCTCGTTTGCCATCTCGGTCCGGGCCAAGAGGATCACTTCGGTAGCGAGTTCCTTCAGGTCTTTCGCCAAGGTGGTTTTTCCACTCAGTGGGCGGGCCAGCGCCGCCGCAAGGGAATGAACGACTGCGGAAGTCAAGCCTACGTCCCAGCGGGTTACATCGGTTTGGCGGACAAGATAGTGCAGGATTGCGTTGGTCTCGTCAGTCATAATCGCGTTGGAAGTTCCGAGGAGCGCAACGTCGAACCGGGAGTAACTGGCCAGATACCGTGGCGCCAACATGTTCGCGGGGGCTGCATAGGCGTACCGCCAGGTCGGAGCGGGATCGGTGTTGACCCAATCGGTGTTATCGCTACGCTCGGAAAGCAATGCCAACCGAGCGTAGCTTTTGATCGAAGGCCACGACGCAGACTTCAGTACCGTGTCCCGGATGAGGGGATACCAAAGCCTGCAAAGGTCCGCTTCCCTGCCAGTCTCGGTTTCCGAGGAAATCGTGCCCCGACCACCGGCGGCAGATAGTGCCAAGTTCCAGAGTTCTATAACACTATCTGCCATGACAAGCGTTCCTTATTTCGTGGCCTTCGGCAGTTGCGGCGGAGTGGGGGTTTCCACTGCAACCAGTTCTGCGGTCCTGGGAGCCTTACCCACAGGGAAGGAGAGAACCTCCCCAACCCCGTGGATACGTTGGCCATCCCAGTACTTACGGCGAAGCTTGTACTCCGCGGTTTTGACTGGGCTGGTCATCAGTTGTCCCCGTCAGCGTAGGCTTTCCACCCAGCCGGGTCCATCGTAAGGAAGGCGTCGATCTTCCCTGCGGTGAACGCAGCGCTGGCGGTGGTCTGCACGATGCCGAGATAACGCTCATAGGCGTTGCCTTCGCGCGGAAGCACCGCGACAAGGATGGACTTCCCGGCAGTCATCGCGGCTACCGCGAAGGTCGGGGAGACCAAGTGCGTGGTCTGCGAGCCGTTGACAGCTATGGCTTCTTGGGCGTCCGAGCACAGAGAGAACGTACCAGTGGCTGTGCTGCCGGAGGTCGCAAGGGTATCCACCTGGATGACAAGGTACAGGGGTTCGCCCTGCCCGATGTCACGTTCATCGCCGAGGTCGATAACGTCACCGATAAGGTAACTGCCAGCGGCGCCGGTGTTGAGCGCCGTGGCTTTGCAGAAAGTGTTCAGTCGATCGGTAATCATGTTCCGTTCCTTTGAGGTTGAAGTTGGACCGGGAGGCCCAACGATTAGCTGACCAGGGCTTCGTCGGCGCTCAGGGCATCGACGCGGCGCATGGGGATACTGTCGAACGACATCACGCGTTTACCACCGACATCTTCAACCGTCAGGGTCGAACCCGACACGCCCGCCGCCAGCTGTTGGCGAACTTTCGTGCGGATGCTGCGGTCCATGTAGAACGCGAAGCGAGCGCCGGAAAGGTTCGGCACCAGTTCCGTGGCCTGGAACATCAGTTCCGGGAGGTTCGCGCCCGAGGATGCGTCGGCTTTCAGTGCGCTCCGCTCGATGTTCGGGATGCGAACAACATAGCGCCAGTCACGGACGGTGAGGCCCAAGTCCCAGCGATAGTGCGAACGGTAGGCTTCCATTCGGCCATTACTGCCATCGGCGTTTTCGATAGTAACCTGGCCCTTGTCCTCCATGTGGAGACCGCCCATGGAACCTTTGGGATAAATCCCGTGGACGGAGTTCGGACCCCAGCCGACCAGCCAGATCGAGGCGTTGTCAGTGTCGGCGCTGCCACCTTTGATGATGTTCTGGCCGTTCTCGGCAGTGGAGGAGTTGAACCGTTTGTTCAGCCCGGTGAAGCGCTCGGGGTTCAGACTTTCGTCGCCCTGGAACACCGTGGCCGCGGCCTCTTGCGACATACCCTCGATATGCGCGCGATCTTCGCTGAGTCGGAACGCCGCCGAGTTGCCATTCAGGTCGGCAAGGGCTTTGTCGATTTCAGCGTAGGCCTCGAGCATACCACACGAGTCCGTGATCTGCGCACGGGTCGATTTCGTGGGCTGGACGCCGCCGTAGAGTTGGCGCCAGGTGGGGGCCGGGATGCCGGTGCGAACAGTGGTCCGGTGGCCGGTGGGAAGGTTGCCCTCGATCATCGTCATGTCGTCGAGGATTTCGTTGGTTTCGTTCAGAATTTCTGCAACGATGTCGATGGAGCCCCCAGGGGCCATAGCCTTCGTGACGTCGAGCAGGGTGGGGTTCGTAGCGCCAAGCGTGCTCATGGTAGTTTATTCCTTTGTGCCGCCGAATAGGACATCGGCTTTTGAGATTGGACCTTTGGGAGGGGTGCCCCCGATGGGAGCGCCTTCCTGCAGGTGTTTGGTTGCCGCGTAGAGGACGCGAATGACTGCGGGGTGATTACCCGCCCCAGTCAGGTCCATCGCATCAAAGAACGCTTTGTCGGCGCCGATGGTGTCCAGACCTTTCTTGATTGCGGAAAGCGTTTTGTCGAGGTTGGCGCCGCCGAGTTCCGGCAGTGCTTTCGCTTCCGCCCGCCACTGGTCCTGGGTTTCAGTCCAAAGCGATTGAGCCGCAGTCATCGCGGCCTCGTTCGCCTTTCCGGACTCTGAAAGTTGCAGGTCAACCAGTTTCTGTGCCAAGTCTGCGCGGGACAGAGTTTGGTCATTCATGATCTCGAGGAAGGAAGTTACCGTTTCCGGAATAACCTCTACCCCCTCGGGGAATTTCAATGCGTCGGGTAGCAGGGCGGTGAAGGGTTCAGCCGGGGGAGGAGTTCCGTCCTTTTCTTCACCGCCCACCTTCTCGTCCGCACCCGCGACAGAGAGAAGGGACTGGTCGCCCGCGGGCTTGGTGTCGCCTGCGGGGGGAGTTGATTCAACGGGCGCAGGGGTGGCGCCGGTTTCGTTCGGGGCTTGGTATACTGCACTATTGCGCAGACGCGCGATCAGACTGTTCATTCTGGTCCTCCAGGATCAAAGCGGGGTAAAGGTTTGCCTCGTGTTCGAGGATCGTGGCGATGATGTCCATTGCGGCCTCGTGGCGGCCGCAGAGACGAGCACACTCGGCGGGGTTGAGTGCGAAGGGAGTTTGGTTGGCGCCAAAAGCGTTCAGCATACTGCGGAGGAAGAACCGGAGATTGGGCGAGCGGGCGATTTCCCGTACTCCCTCGCGGACACGGGTGGTGTCGTACTCTGCCCATTGTTCAGCGGTTTTCAGTTCCACAGCCATACCTTACTCCCTTCTCCCACACGTTACCACACTTCCCTTTCCGCCGCAACAGAAATCTAGCCCATCATTGCCTGCAGTGCGTTCTGCCCGCCGCCAATATCCGCGTCACTGAGGACCTTCGCGCCCTGGGCCAGCTGTTGCCCGATGCCCGCGGTTTGCGCCAGTTGTTCCTGCTGCTGCTTCGCCGCCATGGACTGCGCGACTTCCTCGCGGGAGTGCAGGCCCTTGGGTTTGATCCCGATGCTTTCGGCGTATTCGCGGAGGAGTTCCTCGACGTTCGGAATACCTTGGGTGTCGGGGTAGACGCCGAGGAGCTGCCCGGACATTTGCAAGAACCGCTCGATGGCGATGGTGCCCGAGGCCTTCTGCGCGTCAGAGAGGATCGAAACGTACTGGACTTCAATTTGCGAGTCGACCAGTTCCGGCGGCGGTTCGGGCAAAAGCCCTGCGCGCTGCGCGATGCCGAACACACGCTTGAGAGCTGGGTCGAGGCCCTCGTTGTAGAAGCGCTCGAGGACCGGGCCGAGGTGGATTAGTTTTTCCTCACGCCGGGCGTCGATCTCGGTGGCGGAGCGCACGGTTTCCAACTGCGAGATCATGTTGAATAGGTATTGTGGCAGGTCTCGCGGAT